CTCCGAGGAGCCAATGGTTCAGACCACTTGCCGCAGACCCTCGTGCTACTCCAATAGGAGAGCCAACTTCCCAAATCATATCAATGTAGTGCTGTAAGAAATTAGGATACGCAAAAATACACGTGCCCAATTTCTGCCCTACGTAATCCATGATATCAGCTTCATATTCAAGCCGCTCAAGATATGTAGGATTGCTTAGATGCCGCTTATCCAACTCTTTTTGACATTGATTAATCCAGTATCTCTCTTGTGGCTCTTGGGAGTGCATCAACTTATCAAGTGTAGGATATTTCTCTACATCATAATAGTGGTGCTTTTGTTCTTCTATTGGATATTCTGGCACAGAGACTTGTACAATATGCTGGTTTTTTTGAAGAGTATAATATTCGCATCTGTCAAGAATCTTCATAGAGTTCGCACAAAGTTGTTCGTAATTAAGCCCAGTGCCTTCTAGATTATAACGAATTTCTTCCTCCGATTGCAAATAGCAATACTCGTAGAAAGAATCTACTTCTCGCTCTCCCTCTTTAGAATTGAGAAAGGCTTTATGTACGAATCTATCTTCTTTTCGCAAATAATGCGTGTCGCACGTGCAGCAAATTGGTAGTCCAAAAGCCTTAGCAATAGATTGCATCCTAGCATTTACGGTCAGTTGTTCTTCTGAACGTGCTGGCTGAATCTCTAGAGAAAAATTGTCCTGTCCATAAGTATTAATACACCATTCTAGAAAACGAACAATCTTTTCATGAGCCTGTTTCTCTCCTTGGATATTCCCAAGAGTTTCAGCTTCAGTTAATTCTAGAATTGCTCTATCAAGCTCAGAACCTAGACAAGCACTTGAAGCATAGATATGCCCTTGTCCATATCGTCGTACAACATCTTCTACTTCACTTTTTAGGGTAGGAACTCGTTCCATTCCTCTATCATAGTAGCTATTCATCCAAGCATTAGATGAAAGTTCTCGAAGCATCTTACAGCCAACAGCATCCAAAGCGAGTAGGATATGATGGTAGTAATATTGCCCAGTATCTCGCGTATCTGTAAGATAGATTTCATTCCCGCGTACTATCTTAAAATTAGGACATTTCTCTCTATATTGGTCTTGGAGTTTATCTAGCTCAATATGGGAACCTAAAGACTCATGATCTGTTACAGCAATTCCTGCAAGTCCCAGCTCAATTGCTCTATCTACTAGCTTTTTTGGACGTACTGTGCTGTCGAGAAGGCGTAAATTAGACCTAAGAATAATGGGTGTGATTATGATAGTCAAATCTGCCCATTACCATTGACACCACCTACCTCTCTTGATAAAAAAGATAGCCCCTTTGTACTCTATTATTATACCAAAAAAGCACACAGCTTGTCAAATGCAAGCTATGTGCTTTATCTTTGGCATTTTTGAATTCGTGCGTTGGCTAATCTGACATAATCTTCATCAACATCCAGCCCTATAAAATCCTTATCCAAAAGCTTGCAAGCAACACCTGTAGTACCACTCCCAGCGAAGGGGTCAAAGATTTTATATTCAGGCGGGATAATACCTACCAACCATTTCATAATCTCTACTGGCATCTGGCATGGATGTGTAATGCCAATTCCGCCATCATCTTTATTCTTATTCTTAACTTGAGGGCATTCCTTCCAGTCATAGGAACGAGCACCCCCTGTACGCTCAAACAATTTCTTTACCCGTGGGTCATTCATATCCTTGTAGGGCTGCTTGTAAAGATTGAAATTTGGCTTAATGTCAAAGTAAGCGCAATCCCTATGCTGTTTCTCAGTGTTTGCATTATATACCCAGCTCGCTACCTTAGTAGGAACCTTGTCCAGATAGCGTGCCAGAATATATAGACTTTCAGGATACATGATAACCGCGCACGGAGCCAATGACAACAGCTCAGATAAATCCTTCCAATAGTCTTCATCCTTCTTGTTATCATTGTAGGTGCGGTAATGATACTTGATGTTGTATGGTGGGTCAGTGACAATGACGGTATTGTCATCTATATATCGTGCGGAATCCTTATATGCATCGCCGCACATTACTATCTGAGACGCCATGCTACTCCGCACTCGGCTGACGCGCCTTGATATTATCTACCTGCTCTTGGAGAGTGTCTACAATGAACTGATATCCAGCTTGACCAAACTCATAGTACATTTCCTTGCGCAGCCCCTCTCCAAGAGAAGAACACTTGTCTCCTTTTAGGACTGCCATAATATTGTCTAGGTCAATTAGTTTTGAACCGAGATTAACTTTATATTTAAACATTTACTTCTCTCCTAAATTTCTCTTCAAGCTCTTCTACGGTTTTCGCGTCTTTGTAATTTTTATACGGAAAAGAAGTTTTCGCTTGTAAATCTTTTAGAGCTTTCCAATAATCCGGTAAATATAGATACATATTCTTAAGCTCTTTTAGATTGTTATTTTTACAACACCAGCAGCTGACTCTATCCATTATATCATATAGATCGGTGCCCTCCTCTTGCCAATTATATCCTCTTTTTCGGCAAAAATCCAAGCAATTTTGTTCTGTCATTTTGTTATCAACCAGCGGCAAGACTTGACCTTTTTCTAGTGCTCTTGGAATGCGGTTAGTTTCATCTGCGGCAATTCCTACATATTCTACAATCTCTGTATCGGGTAAGGTTTTATAATATTTTTTGATAACAGAATTCTTGCGGCTAGTGCCCCAGCGAGTTCTACCACCACACCAAGAATAACCGTGTTGGATAGAGCCATCCTTCTTATGAACTTCTCGTTCGCAAAAGTTATAGACAAAAGACGTATCATAATGAAGTTCTGTAAATTTGATACCTCTGGCCGCAAGCATTGGTTTAATTTTATCTCTGTTATGATAGATAGCTTGGAATTCCATGCCCCAGTCAAAAAAGATAACTTCATCTAAAGGATACTTATCTAAATTGTCAAGAATAAGGAGAAGCATAGCTAAACTATCTTTTCCAAAAGAAACTGAAGCTATATAGTACATTAGAATATCCATTTCTCCTGAAGGTCATAATCATCAATTAAGATTTGCGGCTTAATGACACCATTCCACTCGTTCTTGCTGCAAGTACCAACGATGGTCAGATATTGATTGGGCTGAATGAACTGCTCGTATAACTCTTCGCTTGCCTTGAACAGCATGAACTCAACCCCATTGCATTCTATTTTAATGGTTGGGTGTCCCTTTGCCAAGCCTAAAATTTGGACATTGCTTTCTGAAAGGGGAATGTCTTTAACAACAACTTGGCTTTGCGACATTTCTTGTCCCCAAATGTCAAGCTCTGCAATCTCTAATATGGTAGCCGCATCCAAGTCAGACGGCTTCCAGACAAAATCAACCCAATAGACAGGAGTGAAATTCACGCCTTTGTATAGCTCGTTGGTTGCCTGAATAAAATCGGTTATCTCAGATTCTCTTATCCCGAATCCAAATGCCGATTGGTGTCCAGCACAAAAGATAACATGCTTGGTCTTTTCACACATGTCTTTCATGTTCTCTATCGGACAGTAGGAATAATTGCGAGCTGACCCTTGATAGACATATTCGTTCAAGTCACTGTTCCAATATCTGCGGAGAACCAAAGCAGGATGTTGATATTGGGCTTGGATTTTATTTGCGACCAAGCCGCAAATCTCTGCTTCTATTTCATCTGGTTCACATAGACAGACAATGATTGCGTTATCTGTTAAATGATTGTCTTGAATCCTCTTGTCAAGCACTTCCATTGTCTCTTGGACAAGTTTGTCTTGGCGGCGTTTTACTCTGTCTGCTATCGTGACAGCCTCTTGGTAAAGGTAAACATCTCCCGTGATACCACGCTTAGAGGATGGAACCTTATCAAAGGCATATCTGGTGAGCATACCTTTGAAGAATAATTCCTTCTCTTCCATCGTAGCACTGCGGCAAATGGCATTGGTAAAAGGGACAATGCCAAAAGCCGCGCTGAGATAGTTCAAACCATTCCGTTTCTCAATCACATAACTATGTTGCTTTACCATCTCGTGCAGCATTGGATTTTTGATATTACTGAAACCGATTTTGATAATTGCCCTAATCTCTGGCTCTCTGTAGTCTGCCATATCTCCGCAATTTGCGATGGCGCACAAGTCCATAAACTCGGTTGGTTGATTACCATGTCTTAGCGTGTCTTCAAAAGCGGAGACGAATTTATAGGTTACACCGCCACCTGTCAGCGCCTTGTTTGGATATTCCGTTAGCTGCACATTAATGATAATCGCTGGGTCGCTGTCAATTAAACTAGGGTTATCAACAGGGTGGTGGTCTAAGCAAATACATTCAATGCCTTTATTATGCAACTCTTGGTGCTCTTTGTAATCATTGCTAGATGCATCAGGACAGATAACCAAGTCGCAATCAATCTTATCCATAACATCTGCTAGTCCGTGCTGTTTCCCCGTGTGTATCAGATATGATAAATTCTGCTCTACCCAGTCTGGGAATCTTGAATAGAGGTAGTTATACAGAAGAGCGCCCGAAGCAACGCCATCTTGGTCGCTATCCACAACAATCTGTACTTTCTTGTCATTCTGGATACATTTGAACAGAGTCAAGCAGGCTTTTTTCATGTCCTCTTGGTCTAGCTCTATCCAATCATATATTTTATCCCAACTGGCTTTAAGCCACTCTTTCTGTTCTCTTGGAGTATTGATACCCCTATTATACATAATCTCTTCCACAGGGCTTATAAACCAGTCTGGGTGGATTTCTTTATATAACTTATACTCTATCCTAAATCGCCTCCTATTCTATTATAGACTCACGCTGCTATGTAATAATTCATTGAACACTTCTTTTCCCGCGTCTGTAGGACTTTGTTTATATCCTAAAAGCTTGCCGGAAGTGTCAAACAGAAACTTAACATCTACGAAGCCGCAATATTTCAGATAAATCTTTTGCAGTCTATTGACAACTCTCTCCCAATCACTATCTCCAATAGAATGGTAGTCGGCATCGAATCCTACATATATCGTCTTTACTCCCAAGTCTCTTAGAAGGTTGAACTGATACGCGGATATGTTCGAGCCGCAAACAGCTACAACTATGTTGTTTTCCATTCCAAGATAACCAATAGCCTGTAAAAATGACTTTTCGCTTTCTACTATTATGGCGGTCTTCATCTGCTTGATTCTATCTTTGGATTGATACAGCCCGTATAGGTTGAACCCAAGAGGATGGTTGAACTGTTTGTTACCATGCCGCCAAGGTCTGTATTTGCCCCATTTCTCGTCCTCTTGGACAAGCGTTCTTTGACGAATACCAACCAAGCGGCCATTCTCGTCTTGGTGCGGGATAAGCACTGCACCTTCTGTGGGGTCATATCTAATGCCCATATAGTCGCACACATCTTTTGATATATGCTCTCGCTCCCAGTCTGAGATATACGGCTGAGGGTAATGCTGTAAAATACTGCTGTCTATTTCTGGCAAGACCAACTTGTCATCTTTAATCTCGATTGATGCAGTGCGAGCATATCTTCTGAACACTTCCATGTCTGCTTGAAGAGTCTGAGTGTCTGTCTCGTCCAAATCAGATTGGAGATTAAAGAATGTGACAACATAATATACTGCTTCGTTTAGGTCACAGTGCTGTGTTTTCTGTACCAACTCAAAAATGTCAAAAGTAGCTGGCTCACATCCAGTATAACAGTGAAAAAGTTTCTGCTCACAATAGTAGTATAGTTTGTGGCTATCTCCACCGTGACAAATAGTCTTACAAACAATAGAGCTATCTTTCATTTCAGGTTCAGCCCCAAGAGCCTCAAGAATATCATACATATCTTCAGGCTCTAGGGCTTCTTTTACCTTGTATTTATCATAACCCATATTATATCACTGGCTGTTCAATGTCGAAAGCTTTCAGTGGCACCTGTTGGTAACTCCAATCTGTGGCAAAGAGAGTTGTATAGCGGCAACTCGCTTTGTCCATATCAAGCCAAAGGTATCCTCTTACGAATGAACCACGACGATTCTTGTATACGGAGAGTTTGGTATTTGGCATAGGGTATCCATGTTCGAGATACGGTTGAAGCTTCTCTTGGTCTGTTTCGGTAAGCGGTAGAAGGATGCTACCAAAGTCTGCCTTTTCTGCAATTGCCTTTGACGAAGAACCTTAATATTTCTATTAAGTCTAGACTATCTTTCACTTCTATGATAGAAGTATACCTCTTTCGCTTTGCACTTGCTTCGTTTCCTATAACAAGACTACGTATAAATAGTAGTGCTACTCCCCTGCATTTCAGCATAAGGGATAGTCGTTAGCCCGCTCTTATTTATTGTGGCAATAAGAATGAGACGGGATTACCATATCATTTTTTGACTTAGGCTTCCCCGTTAGCCGCTAATAGCGACCCCTAGCTATAACTAGGATAAGGTATAGTAGGGCCCAAAATTGACCCTTTAATAGATTGGCATCTGGTAGTGGGTCTGTCTTCGCGCTAGCATTGGTCTGAGTTGCTGACATAATAAACACGTCAAACTCATTAGCTATCTCTTTCAAGCGTGTCGAAAGAAGAGAAAGGATAATATCTTCACGCATTGCCATACCATGCGTTTTGTTTGTCACTTCGGTAAAAAGACCTAATGAACTATTTAAATAATCGAAACGTTGATTCCTATGTTTCCATAGGCACAGACTATATCTTACTTGCTCTTAAAGCAAGGGCACCTTTTCGAGCTATGTGTCAATATTAGCCCTACTCCTCCGATTCGAGGATAGTCGTTACAGGTTCTTTTTGAGCTTTTTTGTTATTGTGGAAGAAATTTCCAATAGAGTTTTTTGGAATTCCATACTTTTCACTTAACTGTTTGTAAGTTAAGTGATTAACAAGTCTGTCATTACGAATTTGTTCTACTAATTCATCTGAATATTTTCTATGCCTTCCGTTTTCTATATATTCTGGAAGAATTTGTCTATATCGTCTTCCACTCCATATATTCATAAAAGCATGATAATCAAGTCTATCTTTATATTTTTGATTGTAAATTTCTTTAGGACTTTGATGATTCTTATAGGCTATACGCAATTCAATAACTTCTTCTTCTGTTAATTTTCCCTTAGCCATACACATTTTATACATAGACTCAGGAGAAACCAGTGAATAATTACGCCCACCAGTTCGTGCATTATACCCGTTTTGAGTGCTGAGTGTCTGATAATATTGAATATAATAATCTTCTAAATAGTCTAAATCTTCTTGATTATCTATGTTTGTAACAATTATTGTTAAAAGAAAGTTATCCCATCCATACTTGCGAATAGCTCTATGAAATATTTGGTCATAAGAAGTATCCCCTTCATTATATGAAGAGCGTTTATGCTCAGCTGCTCTGCGCTGCACGCTATTGTGCGTCTGACCAATATATTTTTTGCCATTAATTAAATTAGTAAAACAATATATACTTCCACAAAAAGTATTTTTTTCTGTCATAGTCAGCTCCTTAACAATAGATTCTAATATTAATATTCCCACATTAACATTAAAATAATCACTGACTATTTAAATATTTTTGCTCAAAAAGTTTCCCACGGGATTACCATATCTCTAAGACTTAGGCTTCCCCGTTAGCCACTTTACAGTGACCCCGTTGACGAAACGGTAAAGTGTTACACAGTCCTTCTTAGTTGAACACTACCTTGGTATGATTAACACGAATATTCCTCTTGATGGTGTTCTCTACCTGCTTAACGGTATAATCAGGGAGAATTTCAAGATAGAGAGGTGCGGCTTTTAGTGTCTCTTTGGCCTCTTTAAATACCTCGTCCTCAAAAGATATTCTTTGCAACAGAATATCCTCTTCGTTATATCCTGTTAAGAATGCCAGCGCCATTGTAATAAGCTCATCATAATCAAGCTCTGTAGAGATAAATAGAACTGGCTGGTTGTTCTTGTGCTCCCATTGCTGTGTTTCTGTATTATAGATTTTATTACAAGCCATATAACAAGCATCGGCAAGCATTGATCGAGTTTTGCCGACGCCCGTGGGAGCACTTCTTAGATAATACTTGCCATATCTTGCGCCACGAGTGATATAGTTGAGTTGCTTGTCATAGAAGGGAGCGCCTACCTCGGGAGATTCTTCAAGTGACATTAGGACACTCTCGACATTATTCCCGATTCTGATTGCCTTGTCTGTGGCATTATCAACATATATGTCACGAACTGTAAGAACTTTGTTGTCTACCAAATCCGCAAGTTCATTGAGAGACAGCTTGTTGAGATAGTTCTCCTGCTGCTCTTTTTTTACCGCATCAAGAAGATTTTCTGGGTCATACAACCAAGTCATATCAACCCCAGCATCTGAATAACCACGAAGCAGTGTCATCTTCTTCAAACGACTATAATAATAGTCAAAGTTGGGCAAGTCAGCATTGTCTATGCAATTTTGAAGCCACTCTGCCCCACGTGATTGCTGGTATATCCCATATGATTCTGGGTGGTCTACCAGATAGTCTTCAACAGTTTTGGGGGATATCTTCTCTGCACCCATTTGGTGGAGATTGAATATTGCTCCAAAAGCCACTCGATGAATGGGAGTTACAAAATCATCCTGAGAATAGAAATACTGTCCGTCTTCGTTCAATAGATTAGGCTGCAAGACGGTACAGCCAATTACTTGAATCGCCGCAATCGTATCATAATAGTTTGGCTTAGCCAAATACTCACCTCCCTCCTATTTAAGCTCGAACAGTTTGAGGGTCTTTGGTTTGGTCAGATATGGTGGCGGCGCAGTTACACGCTCCACCTCGGGTTTGCTATAAGCCACTATGTTGCTGGCTATCTCTTGGAACTCCTCTTGCTTCTCGTAGTATTCTAATGCTTCTTTGTAGATGTGCGGCACAATGCCAATTCCACCACCAGATTTAGCGGGGTCAGATTTCTTAACATCGTACCAGTATACCAAGACCTTTGCTATATCATCAAACGATAACCCAATGTCTTGTGTGTATTCTTGTATCTGTTCCTTTACTTTTGGATAATAGTATCTTTTGCCAAGATAATAGCGACAAACTTTTAATAGGTCTTTGTGTTCCATAATAAGAAAGGAGGATAGAAAACATCCTCTTCTATCCTCCCTTCATCAGTTACTAAATGCCATTTCCGACATATTCCTTCAAATCATCAAGGATGAGCTGTACCATATCTGCCTGTGCCGGAGTACACTCTGAAATCTTCTTGCCCTTCCCCAGATACTTCTCAACGATATGCTGGATGTTCGGGGCGTGCTTTGCACCAAACGAGCCGCCAGCGGCCTTTTGTAGCCTACTAACTAGGTCATCGAACTCACCCATTAGCTCGTCAAAATCGGGCGTCTCCGCAACGGCAACAGACTCTCGCTCGTCTGTGACGAATGCGTTGTTGCTCATTTCAGCTTCCTTGTCGATAGCATCGTTCAGTGCCTTTGACAGGGCTGCGTAATTGAACGGAATCTCCGGTTCGATATACTTGAATCGAGACTTGCATTCTACTGTCCCATCCATTGAACGGATGGTAAGCATGACCTCGGGCATACCGTTCTCGATAGAGACTTGGTGGGCATATGCCTCAATGTCAGACATGTTGCGGATAATCTCATTATAAGACGGAGCAAGAGAGGGAACAATCTGGTTATACTCTGTCCCGTCCTCACGCTTGAATACCTTATCCTTGGAGTGAGAGATAAAGAATAGCGCGTATCCCTGCTGGGCAATGGTGCGGAATACATCCTCGAACTCCTTCTTCATCAGCTTGAATCCGCCGCCCCACGGAATATCACCAAGCTTCTCGACGCCCTGCTGATTGCAGATATACTTCTCACACATATCTGCGGCTAGGTCTACAGTATCAACAGAAATTGACTTATAGACTTCCTTTACCTCTGGCTTCTTCAGCTCTCGGACAACCTGCTTCATTTCCGCCCAAGAAGTAATGTCCTGAGCCATGACACCGGGCAATGCATTATATCCGCGCTCGCACGCAAGAAGCAGTGCTCGGTCTAGCTGAGACGCTAGGGTTGTCTTTCCCGTACCACCAGCGCCATAGATATACGTGATATAACCGCTCAGGTCTCGACTCACCTTGTGGGGCTTGATGTTAAGAAGATTAATAGCCATACATTCTCCAATCTATTAGTATATTTTTTTGTCTTGTCTTTAGATTAGAAAACGTAGTTGTTATCGTTCTTAGCGGGAATGGCGTTAGAAGCAGGAGCGGCCGCAGAAGCAGGGAAGCCAACACGACCAGTAGCAGTGTTGTTCTGATTCTGGGTGCGGGCAGCTAGATCGGCAAGTCGTGCATTACGCTCACCCATCTTCTGGGTAAGCTCGGCCTGAGTGATGGTGTCCTCCCCTAGACCCTCATTCACATTAGCGCCAACGACTTCCCAAGTGCGGAAGGTGCGGCTAGTCTCGTGAACCTGCGGAGCGCCAAACGCAGTCTTGGTGCTATCCTCTTCCTGCTCAGAGACCACGACTGTGGACTTGATATTGCCCCAGACCTTGCCAAAGTAAGGATTGGCCGCAGAAATATCCTCGCCTAGGAAGAAGTTCTTACCGCCCTCAGACTGGACAGAGAACGTGACAGGAAGAACATCGCCACGATAGTTAAAGGCAAAGCCTCGTAGAGACACATAATCAGAGCCATCGTTAGACTCACTCTCGACTGCGGCCTGAAGCAGAACGTCAGCCTCGAAGGAAGTCGCAGGAACCTTATCAGAGGAAATGGCCTCGCCTGCATTCAGGAAGTGAAGGAACGAACCACGGACACGCTTGCCAGTGACGAGCTGACCGTCACGACCATAGAAGTCATTTACATCGATGGCACCCTGAATACGCACACGAGCAGCATCTGTACCGCACTCTTCATAGGTCTTGTTCTCGGCAATAATCTGATGAAGATTGGTAAAGGTAGCATTTGTTTTGCCAGCCTTAGTCTTCTCGTTCACAAAAAAGTTCACAGGAACGACATTAAGGGCATCATCGTCCGTCGCGACATTCACAATACCCATAATAATCTTCTCGCCAGGATTGCGAGTTGAATCGCGCTCCTGTAGAGTGTGGGAAAAAACATAACCTCGCACCGATACATTGTTGATGAAATTTTGCTTAGCCAAATCAGCACTCTCCTTTTATCGAGTATAAAAACCAATAATCAAAAAATCTAGATATATATTATCAATCAAAAATCAAAGTGTCAAGTGTCATTCCTTGAGAGTGTTTGATTGATTTCCACGCTTAGAGTTAAGTCCAACAGAGTCAGTCGAATATAGGTCAATAAAGAATCTCTCTTTGTCATCAAGTTCTTCTTTCGGACACTCTGCCAAAAGCTCAAAGGAGAAATTCCACACGCCGTCTCGCCGCATAGCTGCATAAAGTTGGTTAGCATTACTTGCGGGCATAGCGCCTATTCCGCACTTGATATGCTCCATAAAACGAGATTTTATTTTCACTGATTGGCCGATATAGGCTTCACCGGTCAGACGGTCAGTGATTTTATAGACGCCGCAAACCTCGTCTTGTCCTAAGATACCTGTCAGGAAATTCTTCATCTTCTTTTGGAAGAATACCGACCAAATGCATTTCCCCAGCACCTCTGGGAATTTTAATCTTGGCATCACGGTATCAAGATATTCAATATCGCCAATCTCGTCTTGTGTCATGGGGATGCAATATTTGTCTGGTTGCTCTTGGATTTCACGCTCTTTGCGAGCAGCCTCTATCGCGGCGTCACGAGTTCTCTTCAAGGAATCAAGTTCTTGTTCTACCAGTTGCTTGTCTTGTTCCATCTGTTGGATTGATTTTTGATATTGCTCGAACTGCTCTTCCTTGCGCTTCTGTACCTGTTGGTCTAATTCTTTGTTCTTTTTCTGATACTCGGCATCCAAAGCCTTTATCCGTTCGTCGTATGCACGTTGGGCGGACGCTTGAGCATCGTTCATCAACTGCTTTTTGGATTGATATGTCTTCTCAAGTTCATAGACCATGACCTTCTTGTCTTGGAGGTCTTTATCAATCATTGCTCGTTCTTTCAGGACTTTATCATTATTCAGTTGTTCTTGATGTTTAACCGTCTTTTGACCAACAACAAAAGCGACAAAGATTAAGACAATGGATACCGCGACAAACGCTAAGACTATCGCGGTATCCATGAATCACCTACTCCTCGGCTAGAGGGTCAATTAGCTGACCAGCTGGGGTGAGATGAATGAACTTGACTTCCTTTTCGCCAACCATAGTTGCCTCACGAACCACATATCCCTTCTTTACGAGACTGTTCAGGATGCCCGTAATAGAACGAGAAGGAATCTCTGCGGCCTCGGCAAGCTCCTTTGCCGTCATATCTACATTCGTGTTCTCCTGTAGGAAGGTCAGAACCTTTTGAGCATTCTCAGAAAACTTAGCCATAATCAATCTCCTTTTATCTCCTTGAGGATTACTCCTCGCTTATGTTATATACTTATTATACCCAATCTTTAATGCGTTGTCAATCCGTCTCTTTTACCTTTTGTTCCAAGAGAAGCAAGGTGTTCTGTCGGCTCCTTGGTAGGCTTTATGATATACGCACTGTCTTGCGGGCTTAGCTTGATGGCTACGCGGCCAGTTGACGCTTTGCCGCAAACCTTCAAATCAGATATGTCGCAACATAGCTTATACCCATTGACGGACTCTATATACAGATATTTCTCTGTTGGGTCAAAGATAAATAGAACATCATTCTTGGGGAAATAGTCTTGCCCCTTTATATTCTGGGTAGTGCCATTGAACAGAGAGGTATTGAACTTCTTTATGCGGCCAGACTTGGATATAGCGACTACATCTTTGTCTTCACCATTCGCCGCAATCATCCTGATATGCGTAAGCCCTGTTCCAAGAATTGTTCCTAAAGCAGTTCCCTTCTCAGAGGCAAGGCACTGTTTGATTTTTTCTACCTTTAGGCGATATACCTTGTGTGTGTTGTATATCTGAATATACCCATCTGTGGTAGTTTCAATACACCCGAGATTGCCATCAATCTTCCTATACTTGGCCGCAGGTATGGACTTGATATATCCATTATCAGTATAACAAACCACAACCGGTTCTGCGGCCTTTTCCTTCTTAGCTCTTGGGACAGTGACAACCTCTTTTTGAATAACCTGCGTGCGGCGATTGTCTCCAAACTTCTTAGATACCTCTTGGAATCGCTCAATCATCACGGCATAAAGCCTGTCTTTATTGCTTAGAATATCCTTAACTTCTGCAAGCCTATCCATATTTTTATTTAGCTTTTGCTCAATGTCACTAATCTCAAGTTTTGATAAACGAGATAGTTTCATATCGAGAATGGCCTTGGCTTGCTCTTCATCTATCTGTAGCGCCTTTTGCAAACTGCTACTGGCTTCCTGAAAAGATTCTGCGGCTTGTACGTATTCAACAACTACATTAATGTTTCTGGCCGCAAGCCGGAGAGCGTTAAGAATCTTTATCTTGTGATGCAGCTCTTCTTTCTCATGTTCATAGCATCTAGTATATACTTCCTCCTCGTGCCGCAAATGTGAAAGCAGGGCATCTTTCCACTTGAACACCTTTGGAAAACGTCCATCCTCTAGCATCGTAAGATTGATACTGTAAGAACTCTGTAATGACGTGTTCTGATATAAATAATCAATCATCTGCTTTGGGTCTACGGCTTTAGCAAGATAAAGTTTCATACAGACTTGCTCACCAGTCAGGTCATTGATTCTAACAATCCCAAAGTTATCATCTTTTTGTGATAGCTTTTCAAGCTCGCCGCACACAGTATTAGTGTAAACTCCATATGGCAGCTCAGTTACAATCAAACAATGTTCTTTTTTATCATATTCAATCTTAGCCTGAATAATAGCTGCCTTACCGGTTCCCTTTTTAAGACTCTCTATTACTTCGTCTTTGTTGATTATTATACCACCAGTAGCAAAATCTGGCAAACAAATAATCTCGTCATCACTAATATCAGGATTTTTAAGCAGGTTAATTAATGCCTGATTAACCTCTTTAAGATTAAACTGTGGAATTGAGCTAGCAAGACCAACAGCAATACCAAAAGAACCATTGACGATATTATAAAACCCCAAAGAAGAAAGAACCCTAGGATACTGCTCTGTATCGTCATAATTATCTACCCACTCTTGGATACTGTACTTATCTGTATCCTGTAAAAGATAATTTGCCAAAGCCGAAAGCCTAGAAGACGTATAACGAGAAGCGGCCCAGTTACCAGTTTCTGTTTGATTGCCGTAAGAGCCTTCGACCTCTACTAGCGGATAGCGCAGCGAAAAAGGCTGTCCGCTTCGCATGATGATACCTTCACACGAGCTGTCACCATGTATGTAAGTTCTCATTGCCGAACCGATGGCCTTGAGGGTCTTCTTAAAAGGCTTATCATGTACAAAGTTGTCGGTATACATACAATAATAGATTTGTCTCGCAGAAGGCTTTACGCAATCTCGTACATCAACCAGAGCGCGAGATTGAATAACTGCGCCTGCGTATTGAGAGAATGACTCGTCTACAACGTCTCCTAGATAAACGTCATAATCCATTATTCTCTCACCTCCGCGAAATCGATATTTTCAAAAATGTACTTTTTTCTACCAGCCACATTTGTTCCCATTAACTTTTCCAATAGCAGGATTGAACTATCATCAGATTTGATAACATCTATATGTTGATTGTCTCCAAACATGGATGCTCTGGCCTGTTCTGCGGACAGAGAGCCAAGACCCTTATTCCTTTGCAAGTCTCCTTGTAACTTTGCTTTAGCTCGTGCGGCATTGAGTTCAGCATCGGTAAAGAAATAGGTGTCTTTCTTCTTGCCTTTAAGAATATAAAGCGGAGACCTAAGCCAACATAGCCTTCCCTCTTTAATAAATTCAGGACAAAAATGCTGCAATGCTGCGGCAATTAACAAACCAATATTGTATCCGTCGCTGTCGGAGTCAGTGCAAATCGCTACGCGGCCATATCTAAGCTGTGAGCTATCATAATTTCCCGGCTCAATATTGAGAGCTTGTAGAAGAAGTTGAATCTCTTCGTTCTTTAGTAGCTTTGTTTCTGAATTAGTAAATGCGTTAATTAGTTTGCCACGAAGCATCAAAATCCCATATTTGGACACATCGCGTGCGACTGCAACGGATGCACCGGCTGAGAGTCCTTCCACGACCAGAAGAGTAGAATCTTGTCCTAGATATTCCGCATCTTTTAATTTGTCAGGATGAAGAATCTTATTCTTCTTTTTCTTTTGTCGCTGTTGCTTTACTGCTTCACGGGCTTTCTTAGCAGCTTCAGCCGCACGTCTGGCAAGTACTGCCTTTTCGATAATCGCCTTGCCGCTATCAGGATTGTTGTCTAACCAAACCTCTAGTTGCTCGCTAAAGACTTCATTCAAGAATGGAACAAAGTCCTTATTTACGACCCTACTTTTAGTTTGAGCATCATACGAAATGTTTGGAGCAACTAAGTTAAATACCAACACCAATCCCTCTTGGAGAGATTCACCATCGAGATTCTTCTCTTTTTCCTTAAGAAGACCCTGTTCACGCGCCCATTTGTTAAGCTCTTTTGTGATAGTTCCTTTGATAGCCGTGATATGCGGCCCTTGCTCTGTTAAGCCGTAATTGACATATGCTCGAACAGCCGCAGAATCCCTAGAGCAATAGTCAATGCCGCAGTCTATCCTATATTTTTCTTGACTCTTTTGGAAGACAAATGGAGTGGCAATTTCCTTCGATTCTCCAATAGCCTCTTGGATAAGGTATTTCATTCCATCTGGATGTTTAATAGATTCTTTCTCGCCATCGACACAAAAATCTATTTCCAGATTAGGGCACATGCCGCAAATATCATTGAACATTTTGCGGAGATAGACAACATCTGCGATAGGATTCTCAAAGAATTTGGGGTCTGGACAAAACTGGATGCTGGTTCCTGAATGATGGTCTATAATACCACAACGCCGTTTTACTAAAATGCCATCTTCAAAATCAAGCTTCTCATATTTGCCGTCCCTATAGGTGGTAACATGAAATTGTGACGCAAGAAAATTACAAGCCTTTCCCCCAACGCCGTTAAGTCCAAGACTTGTACCACCATACACCCCATCTTCTGAATACTTGCCGGAGGTATTCATTTCATCAAAAGAAGCTTGAAGAACGGTTTTACCATCCTCACGCTTTTCGTTCACAGGAAAGCCTTGTCCATTGTCGTTGACTTGGCACACTCCTGTCTTTGTATCTACCCCCACCTCAATAAGGTTACCGTGTCCAAGATTGTGTTCGTCAAGGGCATTGCTGAAAATCTCAATCACCAACTGGGTGGGGTCTTTTGTAGACCCAATATACATACCTGCACGAAGCCGCACGTGTTCACGAGGAGAAAGAGATTGAATCGAATCTTTGTCGTATAGAGTCTTATCTTTCATATTCTCCTCTACTTATTATCGTTGTGGCTCCCAATCATAGAAGGGAGTATACTTATTATAATCCGTAATTGTAATAGTTGTGGTAAGAGCAGAGAAACGATGCGGCTCGAACTCTCTCTCAGCAGTTACGAAATGCTCGACGTTCCACTTGTTACAGTAAGCATGAATTGACTCCATAATTGCATGGAATTCGTCAGATTTTTCCTTGTTAGCTTTACGTTCAAGATAGTCTTTAGTATCAATTTTATCTACAACATACTTATAGTCAACATCATTCCGACGCCACTTGTTAAAGTCTGATGTACACTCCACGACTCTAACTACTTTATATGGCATATCACCATATCCCGCAGGAACAATTACATAATCCCCAGTACAAACTTGTCCAATAAGAACCGGTGGAAGAAGATAGGTATACTTCTTGTCGCTAGTACCAAACTGAACTTTTACAGCGACCGCCTTTTCCATTTTATTTCTCCTTCTTATTAAAATTGCGACGAGACTCTAGAGTTTCTTCAATGAACTTAGGATAATGCTGACGCATTTCCTCAGCAACTTTAAGGTACTTGCAGCCATCACGCTCAGCATAATATGCTTGATCACGCATCTTCCCAAGAACCTTGTTAAACTCACGAGGATTCTCTACTCTCGATACGCCACTATCATACATGGCACGAGCAACAACTGTGGCCGCATGATTGATGCCATTGGCTCGCTCGATGAAAGCGTACCCCTTGGACTTAAGCTTGTCAATCATGCAGAGATAGTGAGCGAACTTGCAGCCATCCCAGCGGTTAGCAATATCCTTGTCCTCTTCGCTCAGACGAACTGCGTGAGTGAAAGTACCCCACTTGGTTCCAAGAGTAACCATAGATACGCCAGTATCCTCATCATATCGAGCATCAACAATCTTATCCATTATACTCCTTTGAAATCGCACGTTTAATAATCTTGAAAGCCAACATGTCTAGTATATCACGAACAGTCGCGCTTTTACTTTATTGTATTTCTCTGTGCCCATCTTTATTCGCTATCGTTGTCAAGTTCAGACTCTTTGATCATCCTCTGCCGCTCACGTTCTTTCTGTTGACGCTTGCGACGAATGTCGTCTCCACGCTTCTCACGATGATAGGACTCATCCTTAAAGCTTGCCTTGCGGTTAAAACGCTCAATTGTCGGATAGTCCTCGTCATCAAAAGAGTCTAGGTCAAGCTCTCGTGCGATGTTCTTCATCCCAGCTCCTAACGCGCATTCTCGAAGATGAAAAAGTTCTTGCAAGAAGAACAAGCCATAACATTGGTTCCCTCGATACGAACCATCGGGTTGCCGCACTTGCGGCACTTATACTCACGAGGCTTGCGCTTACGCTCTTTCGGAACGTCCGTAACAAGACCGGCCTTAACAAGAGCACTCTGCATAGCGTCCATCAAATAACTCCTTTGTCTTCTAATCTCTATTCGTCTTCTGCTAGCTTATAATCAGCTTCAACTGAAGTATATCCTTCAGCCGCAAGCTTCATACCAAGTTCAATATAGCGGATAATTTCATCACAAGATACAAGGCCACGAGCTATGATGGCATCTTCTGGACAATAGGTAAAGTTGCGAACATCATAGAGGACTTTCCCATCTGGGCCAATCATAGTTTCATATTCGTGGGCATCGCCGCCATAGTCTTCATCTAATCCATATTCTACCATAACCTTAAAAAGCTTGTCCATCACATTCTCCTATTCGTCTACTGATACCGCCTTGCACACCAGATAATAAAAGCAAGCAGAATAAATAACTCGATAATAATCATTATGCTCCACATGTCTAGCACACCACATCCAAATCCTCGATAATATGAACGTTTACTTTACGGCCCATCTTAATGGCGTAATTTATAGAATATTTGGTGCCCGGACTCTTGCCATCCCAAAAGGCAATAAGTTCGTCACAATAATTTATCATATCTTCGTCTCGCTTAATCGGTGCCCACTTCCCGCCATAGATTTTATATTGCGGCAAAAAGCAAATCCACTCTATACCGTGCCTCTTTGCCCACTTTTCCGCAACCGTATCGACACCCGCAGCTCCCCCAGTTACTATCTCTCCAAAATAATCTGGGTTGAGATAAAAATCTAGATTCAGGGTTTGAATAGACCTTGAGCCGCAAATGCACACTACAGGTTTACTGCTCTTGGGCATCTTACTCGTCCTCATTCCAAACTGCAATAAAGAGTTGTGAAGTCGTGTAGTAGATAGCGTCACAACCATCGATATCATATCCAAGAGGTGCAAGTAGTTGCCTAAGAAGCAGATAGCTTGTTTGATAGTCAAGCTTTATATGCCGGTTAAAGTCTCGTAGATAACAACCTAGCTCAGAGTCTCGCGGCCAAACACAGGTAAAGTCATTTCCTATCTTCTGCTTGTGCTTCTTTAGAGCCTGCCGCACGACCTTTTCAGGAATAACAACGCACTTACTCATTCTCTAGCTCCTCTTGGATACCATCAATAACAACAACATCAACGCCACGGCGAGGGTAGATATACCCAACTTCACAATAAATAGACACGGCATTCGGACTGATATTTAGTTCTGGCCTAATTTGACTTAGAATCTCCGCAAAATCATGCGGCTCATTGTCAACGTATGCCAAAACAATGGCACCCTCGTATGCTGGCTTGCAATTGGGCTTCCATTGATACATGATATCTTCTGCTTCTTCATAAGAAAATCCGTAGCACCTGATTTTACTGGCGTCAAGCATCAGTAAGTCCTTTCATGCGCATATCCAGCGTCAGTGGTGTAATAGAAGTCCCTGATTCCCCTATCTCTCATAGCCCTCATACAGGCCGCACATGGACGAGCCATTCCAAAGCCGTACTCAAGACCAGGGCAAATTCTGTACGTATAGCAACGAACTCTTTTCCAATCAACCTGCTGAGCTATTGGATAACTGACCTTCTTGAGAGCCATCATTTCTGCATGTGCCGAATGGTTTATGACTCCCTTGGAGGTATGGTTGAAATTGCGATAACGATTATATTTCTTTTGCATAGGGTCAGACTTTTCAGTGTTATGGGCGTAAGACAATACCCTACCCTGATACACAAGTACACAGCCGAGATGGCATCTGGGGAAATCACTCTGTTCCGCAACCTCACGAGCGAAGTTGAAGAATTGCATATCAGAGTCTTTGATACTCAACAAATCCATAATAAAAAACTCTTTCTCTCGAACGTAGTATTATTATACCATATCCAAGAGAAAGAGTCAAATGTTATTCCAGATTAGATGTGTCAGTGTCCCACATATCAAACCATTCTTTCCGCATCTTCTTTCTAATCGGACGAGCTTCTGGAATGGCAGGGTCAATACCAGTGGCTTCGACCTGCTCTTCTACCCAATCGACCATTGCTAAGTCAAAGCCTTCTGGACGCCTGTGGAAGTGCGGACAATCGTTGTGGAGTGTGGACTCTACACCGCCGATTTGAAAAGGACAGTTACCATAGAGGTGATGCCTCCCGTTGCTGTTATACTTTGGCATACCATTCTGCTCACTCGTGCAATGACCATACCAATGCACACAATCGCCGCAAATCTGCTCAGAGTCAAGATTGCAATGATAGAAGCACTTGCCCATAAAATCAGAATAAATGGGGCACTTTCTATGCTCGCCTGCGGCAGGATGCGTTACGGGGCAATGCTCTTCAATCCATTCCAGTGACATTATTGACTCCTACCTTGAGTTGTTTCCTACAAGAAGCATGAATCTATCCGTAGTAGATATGGCTACTATCAAAGACAATTGAGAAATCATCTGGAAACGGACTATCTAAGTCATAAGGTTCTAAATCAAAAGCGGCAACCATATCTCCAGTTTTATTAATGTCATCGTTATAGTCAAAAACTTTCACCTGTTTAGTCATTTCAGAAGGTGGCATCTGTAGAATCTTCTGAACGAGTTCAAGCCAAGTCATTACTGCTCCTTCTTAACCTTGTTCTGATCGATTTGCGGCATTACAATAATATCAAAGTACCCATTCTTGCCAGCGTCGATATGGGCATGGAGAACGTGCTGCGCCCAGTCGAGGTCAACCGAGACAGCAAAGCCACGCATGTCAGTACGAACGGCCTTACCAAGAGCTGCAATCGCCGCAAGATAATCGGGATTGACACCTATGACAATATCCATAGGATTATCATAAGAACCATTCATAACCTTGTCGAGACTACAGGGGATAAGCGACTTCCTATCAATGTCAACGGCAGTGCTGTCAATATAGATAGTCGAACCAGCAGAAACCTTATCTATACGCGGGGTAAAGAAGAAGCTCTCAATCTTCTCACCAGTCGTGCTGTCAAGAATCTCACATTCCTCAGCGGGAGTCCAGCAGCAAATCGCAAAAGAATCAGTAGTATAAATCTTGCCATTGGCAAAGAACATATCCGAAAGTTGCGGAGCAGTCTTAATACCATTGGCGAACTTCATCATAGCATTGTAGACGCGACCAGACATCTTGAGCTGCTGAACCATTACTTTCCTTTCTCTCTCTTGAACTATATATATTATAGCAAAAAATAAAAGGGCAGACAAACAGAAAACATCTGTCTATCTGCCCTTGCCCACGTACATATTTTATTAATATCCAGCATCCGTGAATCTTTTAATAACTTCAGCTGTAATTCCTGAACGAACAATATCCTCAAAGCCAAAACGAATAACAGAAACTCCTTCTGCTCCATCCATTATGCGAGCGGCGGTTTCCAGCCCACTTTTTCCGTTAATGTCTGTTTGCTTCGTATCGCCGCAAATAACCAGCTTAGACCCAATCCCAAGTCGAGTCATTACAGACTTAAAAGCAGCAGTTGAGATATTCTGAGCTTCGTCTAGAATTACAAAACAATTCTCAAATGAGCGACCTCTGATATAAGCTAGCGGGACTGCTTCGATAACACCTGATTCTATCATATGAGTTAGTTTCTCTTGTGAATAGAATTTAGCAAATACGTCTATAAGAGGAGCAATCCAAGGAGACATTTTATCCCCATCTGTCCCCGGAATAAAACCAATATTATATCCTTCGAGCGCTATTGGAGACCGGGTAATGATAATTTTATTTACCTCTTTATTAATCAAAGCTTTTACCGCAGCTGTTGCAGCGAGATACGTTTTAGCCGTTCCCGCACACCCAATAGCAAAAGTGATGATATTGTTATTAATTGCATCAACATATTCTTTTTGATGCTTGGTTTTGGCCTTAACGACTGTACGACCAACTTTTAGAATTATGTCATTAGAAGGCTCAGGGACGGAACCACTAATTACTTGTTGAGCGTACAAATCTACATCTTGCTCTAGGACTTTTTCTCCTGTTCCAAGAACTTCTAGAATATGATTAAAAATTTTTTCAGCAATCCTAACTTTATTTTCTTCTCCGAAGAGATATAGTTTACGATTGTTTAGGGTAATCTTTACCTTACATCTGTTTTTGACTATATCAAGTAGACTATCTTTAGAACCAAGAAAATCTACGAGGTCAATAAAATTAGGAATCTCAATAATTTCTTGAACAGGTTCCAAAATAAAACTCCTTTTCTATAGGCAATAAAAAAATAGATAGGCGGAAAAGGAAACCACCTATCTACTATTGAAAGATTCAATATGGGTTTTATTCGATCTTGCCATACCCCTATTTATAGATATTTTACTTTTGCGGCGGTAAAAACACTCTTATTCCGTTTTGTTCATATCTGTCAATTTATGCAAGGTTCTAGTTGCACTTAGGTCTATGCGCCCGTCTTTGTCATATATCGCATCATCCTTGCTTTGAATAAAGCGGTATTTATCCGCCCAAGGTTCCCAAAGAAAGCTACGGTCATATTTTGGGAGACGCCCAAGACGTGCTTCGACAAGACGATTGCTGATTGGCTGATAATTAGCAACATGGATGCTGGCACACAAGTGATTGTCTGAATCCAGTATGGCCCCATGAAAATGCCCATGGACGTTAAGCTGGTCTTTCCAAACGTTACATGGACAATGGCTTAAGACAACCCTCTTGTTAATCCATACAGGATAGTCATGTACCTCGTCAAACAAAGTCTTCATAACTTCAGTCTCTTCTTCGTGGTCATGATTTCCACGAATAGCAACCGTATGACACTTGGCCGCACCCATGATTTTAACAAGCTTGCTTAGAGTCTGGCTATCTGGTCTCCCAAAATCTCCCAAAAAATAGAACGTGTCATCTTCTTCAAGCTTTTTTAGCCATTTCTCAATAAGAGACACAATATATTCATCATGCTCTTGGATTGTAGAAAACTTGCTACCACGCTCAAAGCTAAGAATTCCAAGTTTACCATCACAATCTGCATGATTTAAGTGCCAGTCGCTAGTGATAAAGTATTTGCTCATATCTCTCCCTACAAACAGCTACTAAGAAAATAAATTCAACAAAGAAGACAGAAAAGATGAGTTTGGATGTGACATTTGCATATTGACATAATGCGCGATAATATCATCATATCTAAACTTAGTTGCCAGAAAGTAAGACGCTACGACAATAGCCCAAACAAGCATAAAGATATTCCCTAGCACTTTATCTCCTATCAGCCTGCATCGTATAGAAACTCAGGCGGTCTCTTTGAAGCCTCTCCAATAGATGGGTTGGTGATATAGTATTTAATGTCAGGCGTAAATTTTGGATGAAAATCTCCGTCTCCATCAGCATACATAGCAACAGACCCGCTATGTCCAACGAGTCCGTTATACTCCATCATCTTAAGAAAAGAAATAAAGTATGGAACCCACCGTTTTTCCATGGTACATTTGACATTGAAAGTCTCTACCTTTACAGACATTGGCACTCCAATCTAGGTTGATATTATTGCACGCTTCTTCTTAGCGATAACGACGAGAATACTCTGCCATAATCACAGTGGCACAACTGGCAACATTCAAGCTCCGCACAGAACCGTACATCGCGACATATATCATCTTATCGCACAGTTCGATTTCCTCTTGGGAAAGGCCGCGCTGCTCTTCTCCGAACACAAAAGCAGACTTGCGGGGAAAGTCTTCCTCCCATAGATTAACTGGGTTATATTCCATCTGGTTGTCTACTGCATATATAGTATACCCTTCAGCATGAAGCTTGTCAACTACCTCTTGGAGAGTATCGGCATGAAAAACTCGCTCGTATTTTTTACATCCAACTGCTCCTCGCGGGTCAAACTTACGTCTTCCAACAATATAAACTTCTTTACCTAAAAAGGCATTGTTAGAACGAATAGCACAGGCAATATTTATATTATATTCGATATTTTGAAAAATAGTCACTAGTTCTGTGCGATTAGGATTAAGGTCGGCTCTAACCTCTTCCGCATTCCAAGTTTTATATCTTTCAATGACATTATTAGAAAGATTTGCTTCAGTATGAATACCATAGGAATACTGAGTAATCAAAACGAATCCAATCAACTATGACTCATAGATACGGATAATAAGACAACTTAGACCAGCGTAAATAGCGCAACAAAGAATAATGATAAAAGGAAAGAAGAACATATCAGAAATCAATAGAAGAAAAAGCTCAAAAGCAAGCACCACAATGGCACTAAGAATCAACGATAGCAGCGCTAGAACAAAAGCAACAATTTTCATTATCTGCAACTTTCTCCGAGACATTCCCCAACCATAGTCAAAATAAAGATTATTATTATCGCCGCAAAGCGAGTAGGACTTAGCCATATTCTTTGCTCCATTTCTTCCTATCTTCTTGACTAAATATAGTATAACACAAAAAATAGAAAGAGTCTATAAGAAAAAAGCCCTGTGCGGCGAAAACACAGAGCTATACATTAGAGAATTAGGTCTTGAACCTCATCATAAAGCGACATTAGCTGACTCCACTGCTCGTTATAGTTTCGAGCTGTATCAAGCATACATGCCGCAAGTTCACGAATTTCTAGTTGTGCTTTTGGAGAAAGACGAAGATTAAGCATAGAGAAAAACTCACGAGCGTTCATAGTCATGGTAAGTGAAGTCTTTGTTGCCTCTGGAAGAACATATCGAGCATCCTCTGCTTTGATTCCAGATTCTAGCATGGACATATACATCTGACCAGCAAAATTCATAGCATTTTGAAATAAAAGTCGTTGATTACGATCTTTTTCAATCTCTTTTGGAATAACGTACCAATCGTTGCTATCAAGATTGTATTTACAATAGCGTTGGCTTTGTTGTACAAAAGAAGCTAGACGATGCCGCACAAGTTGATGTGAGCAAGAACGAGAAATATCTTCAATTAAAAAAGTAATCGTTGCATGTTCAAGAACGCTGGTGTGACGATGCTTCACGCAACTTTCAATACGCTTATAACTTACGTTGTCTTTCTTATAACTCGTTCCAGCCGCAAGAGAAATAACATCAATCGGCTTTTCTGTTGCTGTCATTACTGTTACTTTCATTTGACCTCCATAACAAAAAACAGGGGAAGACTTGTTCTTCCCCTATTATACCCTATTTAGTTAGCGGAAGTACTGATAATAGGTTGAGACCCTTCAGGAACAACAATTAGGCCACCATTGTCAGCCGCAGCTTTAAGCGCTTCGATATATTGAGACATAAGAACTTCTTGCGTTAAAGACTGGGCAAGAGTTTGGTTAGCCTCACTTTCCTTCTGAGCTTCGATTACCTTGGTCTCTCCTTGAATCCGAGCAGTTTCCTGTTGATTCGCAGCGGCAGCTTGCTCTACCTGCGCAGCCTGCGCCTGAGCGTAGGCATCAGTGATGGACTGGTCATAACGAATATCCTGAACACTTACAGATTCAACAACTACTCCACTGTCTGTCCAACGTTGAGTTAGAGTGTCCTGAATCGACTTGGCAAAAGACTCCTTGTTAGTCAGAAGTTGAATGGTGGAAAACTGACCGGCACAATCACGGGCTGTCTGACGAACGTCGTTAGAGACATAGCTCGCTACGTAAGCCTCTTGCGTGCCATAGTCCGCATACAGATTCTCCACAGCATCGGGATTGATGGAATAAATTACCTGCACATCACAATCAGCCTTTGTACCAGAAGAGTCATTGATGGTTACCGTAGCGCCATTGTAGGAGCCATTATCATAGGCATAATCAGCGTCACGATAGAAATTAATGAGACGATTGCGAATATCCCAATCCAGCGCATCCTGCCAAGGAGCCTTGAACTTGATGCCAGCTTCAGTAGTGTAACCAGCCAGAGAGCCACCAAAATTACGGAGGACTACGGCTTCGCCAACATCCTGAGTATAAATACACTCAGCGCCAATAAGAATAGCAGAGATAACAAACAGTCCAATAGGAATACCAATTGATATCTTTAAATCATCCTCTTGCCTAAAACGAATCAGCGTGATAACCACTGCCGCAATAAAAATGATGCATCCTATAACAAAAATAATCATTATACTCTCCGATATCTTCTAATGGCAATAATTAATCAAATAACACAGCGGCTTTGGCCTATGTGCTTTTGATACATCAAGATTGAGCACTTTTATAATGCTGTTAAGCTTTGCTGGCAATTTGTCATTCTCATAAAGCTGCTCTATATCAACCGGAGCAGCATAACCTACTTCTTGAAGCACTTCACCAACGAATATGTCCGAGTTTCTATCATAAGCATCTAACTTGAAAAAATAATCAAAAGGATCAAAATCTACTGTATCGAAAATCGAATCTGCGCGTTCAGCTAGTGTTGAGTATTTGACAGCATCCTGTGAGAAGACATATCCATAACCAACAATTGCACTATAGTCTACACTCACTCTTCCTCCTTTGTCTTGTCTGTATCTGTATTTATAGGCTGCGGCTCTTCTGGGAATCCATCGTCTCCAACAGCCCGCTTGAAGAGAACTTCAATAAAGTATTCTCGAATCTGCGCTCTGCCTATCGGGTCAATTGATGCCAATGGAATGATACGAGTACAAGCATCATCCCATCCTCTTCTAATGTCATCCAGACTAAATAGAGGCAAATCATGAATAGCCATCTAAACCGCCTTAATATCGGTGAACATCATGAACGTTGGATTAAATGGAGGTTTGCGGCCAAAGGTCTTCTCATACTCTTCGTTAAGCGCCCTAGTCATACAGCCATTCAAATCCTTGACCGCAATCTCTGAGAGGTCAAATTCGATATAAGGTTGCTTAGAGTTGATTTTCTGCAACTCTAGTCCAAAGAAGTAGGGAGATTGCCCGCACGTCTGGCACATCGGCCGCAATAGATATTCGCTAGTCGCACTCTCTACTCCCTTTGCTTGGTCTCTTGGAACATGGTAGCCATATCCAAGAGTAGTCTCAATCTGAATCATATGTGGCAACTCCTTAGTGAACAATCTTATCGAGGTCAAGAAAAACCTGACCACGAAAAGCACTCTCGTAATAATCTGGCATAGAATAGTGAGGGTAGTGAGTCATACAATACTGCTTGTAATCTTCACTTTCCTTCTGGTAATCCTTCATCCATGCAATAAAACCAAAATGCCCTGGGTAACAATGCGGGAAAAGCCTTGCGGCCTCTTCGTCCTTTACAGGAGAAGACAGCTTGCCGCAAATCTTACAATAGGATTCTAGAGCATACGCAGGCTTACCAGCCAATCTGGGAACAGGATAGTTTTGTGGATATGTGTACTCAATAATGACGTTCTGGTATTGATGCTTGTGGTCAGCTTTCTTTGGAGTCTTCTTCACCTTTTTCTTCCTATATTTAGGAGTCTCTGGAATCTCTGCATACTTGTAATCGATAACCATCTGTCTAATGTCAGAAGACACAATTCCTCCTAACGACAAGCTCTGATATCATCTATCAGATAGTCAATATATTCCTCATAATGATTGGTGATGCCTTCGCAAACATCACTGGGAAGAGGAACGTGAATTTCACTGACTCCCCAATAGCCGATAACTTCCTCATTGAGAGAGTCTACCCAAATGTTGGGGCCACCACAGGCAATCATAACTCTTACACCCATAAGGCCATAGCGCTCTCTCCAAATATAGTCTAGATTATAGTTCTCGTCAAAATAGTAATACTCTTCGCTACTATCATCATCTTCATCTTCATGAACATAAAGATTGCTGTCATGATAGAGCCGCACGATTTCATTTGCAATGTCCTCAAGACTCTTGCGGAATTCTTGCTCAAAGGTCTCGTTATCTGTCATGCCTTTTCCTCTCTCTTAGATAAGTATATTATAACATAACTAGGCCGCAAAAGTCAAATAAAAAAGGGAAGAACTAAAAAAGTTCTTCCCCTACCATTCAGCAATGTTGGTATCATCGTAAATATCAGCGTCATACTTTTCAGCCAATTCCTGAGCTTTGTATCTGGCTCTCCTAAGTCCAAGAGGCCTATCAATGATAGCTTCATAGTAATACTCTTCAGCAATATAGCCATACTTATTGAGCAGTATGACATGATATGCTATTGGTTCATAGGCTGTATCCAGCTCGTCTTGAATGTACACATTCATACGTACTCTGGCTCTTGCTCTTTGAGTTTGCGGATTTGACGATTAATCTTGCGCAAGACCCCCTGACCCTTTGAGTTTTTTCCGTTTCTCTCAAGCTTGTTCTTGCGGAAATATAGTGCGGCCAGTTGCGTTTCTTTCGTCATTCTTTTCTCCTTTGTCTTCTTAGCAAGCCTGTCTGTTATTAACAACATACAAAAATAGACTCTGTGCGCCCGGTCAGGTTCGAACTGACATGCGGAGTGATTACCGCCAAGAGATTTTGAGTCTCCGTCCTCAAGGCCAATCGGGATGCGAGCGCACAGAGCCTATTCTTTTAATAAAAGCGGCTTTATAGGCTGCTACCGGAGCCGCACCAGTCTCGAAAGGTGCCTACTTCCTCTTATTTCTATCCTCCATTTAGTTATGTCTCGAAATAAGAACCAGTTCACCTTAAAAAGGTCGGAGGATGGTGACGCAAAAAAAACGAGGACAGAGCGTGTTATCCTCGTGTACTTCGTTTTCGGTACGAGAGCATAGAACCGTCCTTCTCCACGAGGTGTGTATATTATACCAAGAGATAGGATAAGAGTCAAATGAACGCATAACAAGCTAGCTACGCAAAAAAGTAGCGAACAGACGATATAGCGATACAAGCAGTTAAGAGAAAGTTCACCAAGTCTGTAGCGAACAGATACACTCCATGGTCTCTTAGAATAATACCAATCTATAAACGAGGCGGAAAACATTAGAATCACTGAAAGGCCAATTGAGTCAGTTAAAAAATTCTGAGATTGAAGTAAGTGATTCTATCATCACGCTTTGTTAACCAAGAAAGGCGGAAAAATAAGAACGGCGATTGTATTGGAATCGAACCAACTTAGATAGTTTTGTAGACTATTTTCAATCCATATGAAGTATGCCACTCTATCATCACGCCTGTATATTGGGGTCAGCTATTTTAATATTTTCAGATACTTGCTAAATATCCTACTATCACCCGGTAAATAACTGTTTTAAGCATTTCCCCAAAGTAAATCTTCGGATGTTGATGGATTCGAGCCCCCCCCCAGTACGCTACTAACGCACGCTTGTTTTCTAGACAAGTCCCTTCACCAGTTCGGGCAAACATCCATATCTGGCACAGTCGGCTCGAATCGAACGAACATTCGCGGTTTTGGAGACCGCTGTCCTACCATTAAACGACGACTGTATGTTGATGGCAGCGTAACCCGTGTCCGACACGGATACCCCGAAGGGGTACGATTGGATTAGCAATCCATCCCAGCTCCCCGCTGGTTGTCCACGCCAAAATCAAGAACCTTGGAAAGAGAATAACAGATAGACTTTCACCTTACTGGCAATTATCTTCCTTTATATTCGGCCACAGAGAGATAACAGGCTGAGGCTGGCTAGCTACTTCCATACCTTCTGTTACCCAACAAGCTCTGGCGGGAATGGCTACCCGCACGCTTCACCCACAATTCAGCAAATAAGTGTAGATTTCAAGTCTACCTATTAGTATAATGGACTTGGGCTACACACGACGCGATTCCTGCGTTATACACGGATTTCTCCGCTTCACGTCCACGAGGATTGTTGGTATTCCCACCGGTTTCCTAGGCTACCACACCTAAGACCTATTGGGTTATTGCTCACTGAGCCGTCTATTGCTCCCCGCACACGAATCGCTGCCTTTAAAAGCGATAATCCCAGCGCCACGACTTGTCCTTATATCCGTCCGGTTTCAAGCATGGCATCGCTGCCATACCTAGGGCTTTAGCAGAGTATCCCCTGTTTAGACCCCGGACTTTCGTCGTGCCTCAGCACCAGCTGTTTACTGGCTCTTCACTGAGTTATCTGTTATCCTCTTTTCAAGGTTCTTTATAACCATTATAGCAGATGCTATATTTGGTGTCAACCGTCATCCTTTTGACTTTTCTCACGCATGATACTAAGTCTTTAACCGGCGCTGGGACGCATCCCTGAAATCTTTGACTCGGCGGGATAACTATTATATGTGAGCTATATTATTATATTTTGCCCTATTTTTTTATTATGGTGGAACCTCTGGTAATCGAAACCAGACCTGTAGTTTTTCAGGCTACCGTGCAGACCATCTACACCAAAGTTCCATTAAAAGTTATGGTGGAGACAAAAAGAATTGGACTTTCGCTTAAGCCCTATCAGGGCTTTGTTCTACCATTGAACTATGTCTCTATTGGTGCTACCGGATAGACTTGAACTATCACCATCGAAGGTATGAGCTTCGTGCTCTGCCAATTAAGCTACAGTAGCGTGGTGCGGCATGTAGGATTCGAACCTACGACCTTCTGATTCGTAGTCAGATGCTCTTAATCCAACTGAGCTAATGCCGCAATGGTGCCCTCGCTGGAATTCGAATCCAGAAAATCTCCCGATTAAGAGTCGGACGCTTTAGCCAATTTAGCTACGAGGGCGTTTCGAAAGATATTCATTCAAATATCCTTCACTCCTCCGGTATGGGTCGAATCCCCAAACTCTTCGTTAACGGCGAAGTGCATCTACCAATTGAGCTACAGAGGAGTGAAAAATATTCGAATGGAGGTCGGTATCAGAATCGAACTGATATTTTTGGCTTACGAAACCAATGTTCTACCGTTGAACCAACCGACCGTGGTCGCGGAAATCAGAGTCGAACTGAATGTCTCTTGCCTATGAAACAAGCGAGGAAACCGTTTCTCCCTTCCGCTATATGGTAGGTCTGGAAAGAGTTGAACTTTCGTCTTCCGATTATAAGTCAGATGCCCTAACCGTTGTGCGACAGACCTATGGCTGCTTCTGAGAGATTCGAACTCCCACTAAAGGCACCAGAAACCCTTGTGCTACCATTACACCAAGAAGCAATAAATCAGTTTCATTTCTCCTGAAACTCCGCTATCCGTTAGCTAGACGGAATCGCTTGAAACCGGAAGCTGCCAAGGTTGCTTCTCCTCGAATAGGGGTTTAAAGCTATACCCACACTCCGATGGAACTGGGCCTTATTAGGATTAACGTGCCTGCTAAAGGCTCTAAGAATGCACGTCCGCTTCTGCCGCACGTCTACGACAGTGGATAAATGTGACCTTTTCACGCCAAATGTCACCAACGGCTACGTTATAGTTCTCATAGCTTACTGGCTTTACACTGTTATTTATACTCGTAGGAAATCCAAAACTATTCGAGTGCCAGCTAAGCCGTAACAGACTCAAGACCTGTTCGTGCTTTTGAAACACACTATTAGTTTTCGTCTCCTGTGTGCTTCAAAAGCATGGCAGAGTTCTTCAAGGCGATACTCTGCTAAACGCGCTCCGTGGAGGATTCTTCATCCTCAAACCTTGTTTATTATATCACAAGGCAAAGATTGCTGTCAAATGATATTTAGCTATCAAACCAGAAGACTACGCGAGCATCAATATCATCAACCCAATGCCAAGAAGCTCTAAGCATAAAGTCAATACCACTGATAAAGTCCTTGAGATAAGAACGCTCGTCCTTATTATAAGTCTTCTTATCCTTGGACGCAACACGAAGCTCTGCAAGAGTGAACCAAGAAGGAGTATGTATCCAATCCTCTGCCGACTCATACTCGCAACGTACTCCGTCAGACGCATCCTGCGGGATTCCACGAGGCTCTGAAATAGGAGTAGCAAATCCACGAACACCCGCAAGCATCGAGAAGAGTTCATAATTACGACCATTATAAGGCTCTACGAGGCCAAGTCGCTCAGGCTCCCAACGATATGGCACGTAGATTCGCACCATCTTCCACAGACCGGCAGCCTTGTCTCGATATTCTACATAGCTGTGAATATCACACCCCATGTCAGTTCCTTTCTCTTCTACCCTTTGTTGGTTATATTATACCACAAAAAGAAGAAAAAAGTCAAATGCTAAATAAGCACCAGTTCACGCTCGGCTCGTTCCATTTCGTACTCTTCCTCAGAGGTAGTCTCTATAGTAAACAATCCAGTGGCGATAATCACTCCGGGAATCTGCCAATAGCGCTTGAGCTGTGAGATACAATCAGTCCAGCCACTATTAATAACAGATTCGCGGCTATGCTCCTTGTCAGTTTTTCCAATAGCCGTCACATCGGCTTCCTGTCCTGCTGCGGCCGAGAACATGAAATACTCTGATTTGTCAGGTGTGTAATTATCGTCTCTTTGATAGATGCCAAGCACAACATTGCTAAGATTATTAAGTGCGGCAATAATTAGCTTTGACCGCACGTGAACATCAGAAATGATATCAAGAACGGTATTCTCTTCCAACTCTATTGGGTCAAGAACCACAAGCTCTTCGGCCTCGTCATCATCTGAGTAAAGCAGGTCAACAGTCGCAACCTGAGCAACATAGTCTCTAAGCTCAGTACCAGATATCAGATTGTCTGCTTCGACATAGTAAGTTGAACGAAAGGTACCATCCGTCTGTACTTTGACCTCAAAACACCTCAAGACAAACCTCCCCGAGTCTATGATAGACTGACTATAGACCAGCTACCTTCCATTGAACAAAACAAAAGAGCTGTGCGGGATACGTTAAATCCTGGCTCATTTAACCGCACAGCTCTGTTGAATGGACTCCTTTAATTCTTAGGTGTGAAGTCCTAGCATCACCTACCCTGGGTTTCGTCTGGTGTCCGCCTAGACCCCTGTCGAAATAAGCTGTGAATATCGGGACTCCCCAACATCCACACTGTGAGCTGGTTTTCTGTGGCAACCTAGTGATGCGCACTCCTAGGTAGTTTCTTTCCGCTCAGGGACTAATTATATAATACCATATAGAGAGAGGAATTGTCAAGTGAAAATCTTAGAGAATATAATTCATATTGGAAACAATTACGTCAAGACGGCGAGCAATATCCGCCTTGGTATTACCCTTGCGGCTATTGGACTGAAGCGCCTCAATCTCGTTACGAATCTCTTCTTGTGCTTCCCGAATCTCCTCTGCGGCTCGATAGTAATCGTCGCCATAGATGCCATCCTGGCTCTTGATTTCATTTTCCTCAAGTTGCTCAACAACCTCGTCAAGGCAGGATGTAAGCTCAGGATACTGCGTATAGTGAAGAATCGCGTCTCCGATAAGACTTGCGAGGTCTAGCTTATCAAGCTGATAATCACGTTCAACCATCTCACGGAACTGGTCATAGTCCATAATTGCCTCTGGCTTGTTGTTCCTAACGGCAATAACAACCATACAATCTCCTTCTCTCTATCTTACGGCTATATTATACCACAGCAGCAAGCGAAAAGTCAAATGCTAAAGACCCAAGAACTTAAGGACATTCTCTAGGTCAGAGAATGAAGAGAGCTGGGTTGTAAACAAATCATCACCATTATTAGGGTTGCGGTGATGCTGCTCGTTCTGCGGCTTGTATGGCTCCTTCTTGCCTTCATCCTTTCTATTGGAATCTGTAGAAGAAGTCTTGTGTCCTAGGAAAGCGTCAATCTTTTCATTAAGACGGCGATTCTCTTCCTCTAGTTCGGCAAAACGGTCAACGGTCTCCTTCGCATGTACGATTGGCGTACTTGTGATGGTCGCGGGCTGGCTAGTAGCCGCAACCTTGGCCTGCTTCTCCTTCTTGCGCTTGTTGATTAGAATATCAACATAGGCATCAAAGACGGCCTTGGTAACATCATTCTCCATATTATCCATATCGCCGCTAAGCTGCTTGTCTAAGTCATTTCCATCTGAATCCGAATAGGTAAAGCCCATGTCGTACTTGTCATCATTCACTACACAAGTGACAGTCGCTTTCATTCCGTAACTATTCATCAATTCTCCTTCTTTCTCTAAAAAACATACTACTATTAGAGTATGCCATATTTAGTCACCGTTGTCAACAGGCCCGTTTTCTGGAATATCAACAACGGTAACAGTGTTGCCATAGAAGTTGATACGGTCTTTGTTATCAAAATCTATCACACAAATATAATCTTGATACCCCTCAACCGAATAATGTCCCACATACTCGGCTATCTTCTCATTGTCCGCATACACTCTGACTATCCTATTGGGATTATGATCGAAAGACCTGATAAAATCATCGCGAACGATCCAGCCTGTGTTGCTATGGAACAGCTAGATATAAACCAAGATAAGAACTATAATGCCAGCATACAGGAACGTCTTCCACTTGTGATGCCCCCTAGTCTTCTCCTTTATACTTTGTACCCCTTTTTTAAGATTCTTAAACGCTAGCATTTCATTCTTTTCCCTTCTGTTAGATTACACACAGTTATTATACTTACGGCTGATAACTTCATCTTATTAGTCTTTAGTAAGATTATGAAAGTTTACAGCATAATCGCTGACTCTGATTGTAAGCTAAGGATATCTCTATCTATTACATTAACATTAATATGCTGTCCGCCGAATTCTTCATTAAAATATTCATCCAAAAATAGGTTCAACTTCTTCTAAAAATACAAAATCTCTTCCTGTTATTTGATTCGGCTCACAAAATAATTTTCTAGTTCCCAAATCCCCATCCCCACTTTGGAGTACAAGTTACCCCATAATAATTTATCCAATCTTGTAAGCGGGTTTCTTCTATCGTTCCTGTATTATGCCTAACCCATAGTTCTCCATCGCGCCTGAAGATGATGCCGCAATGACCGTATCTAATTCCTCCCGAATTATGGGGTTCTGTTGCCACTGCAATAATCATCCCGCTTTCTGCTTCGCTCAAATCTGAAGATGTACAATACTTATAGTATAAGTCATCAGCATTACACCACAGATAGTCGAACCCAGCAGCCTCATAGCACATTGCGACATATTTCGCACACCAACCAGGTCCCGGACAAGAAACAGTCTCGCTAGCTGCCGCAATGCTTTCTCCCTTTTGCAAGAGGGCTTCTCTTGCAGCTCTCTTTGCCTCTTGCTCGGCCTTTTCATCTTTGACTCTCTCGAGCGCTACCTGAATCCTATTCATTTCTGCTTGGATGTTGCCAAGCTCAACTTGATTGTTTTCTAGCTCTTGCTCTGTTTGCTCTTGTATTAAGTCTATCGATGATACAATGTGCGGCCTAGTCTGAACCGATTCTGTCAATCCTAGCTGCGCACTCTGGGCTTCCTGAAGAGACACGGCTTTTACAGTAGTATAAGATAGACCCAATACCAGAGCTGTCACGATAGCCACTATTGCCTTTTTTATGTGGTTCATTTGATATAAAAAATACCTCCTTTGTTAACATAAAGGAAGCCCTAAAAATGGCACATAATACTTTATGTTTTTTTGGAGGTATATTTTATTCGTTTTTGACCAATAGCAGCTATGTAGCCAACTGCACCCCAATGTCACGAAGACTCTGTGCGGTCGTGACAAGAAGCTGGCACGTATTGCAACTACCACCTTTCAGGCATCTTAGGCCGCAAGTAGAGCGTTTGTCAGCTAGCATCCACGTAAGACCGGGACATGGCATATCAAAGTCGGCAAAGTCAGGATTGATTTCCCCTAACTGCCCATACCAAGACTTGTTCTTGATATAGACCTTATACATGATTTCCAAAGTTTCAAATGTGTATGGATTGCCGCAATCGAACTCCGCAACGTCAATCCACCTCTCAAGGACTTCCATGTCTTGCGGCCTATATAGTGGCGCTATGAACATATCCTTCTTGACAGGCTGCGTCAGAGGAGCGCGATTGAGAATCATCCTAACTTTGACCCCCATATTATCGCAATATTCATGAACCTTGTCCATTTCATAGCACAAGTCATCAGAGACATATACATCTGTGACACCATATCCATTTACTAGGCGATACAGTGCCATCCAATCGGTTGCCGCTAGAGAGCTATCAAAGAAGAACTTGCATCCTCTGTCATGTAGCTTATCTACCTTTTGGATATCCTCTGCCCGCAAACGGAATCTAACATTATCCCCTACTTTTGATAGTGCAGAAGCCGTTTTAACATCTATACCATTGCGGTATTCGATATTAATCTGCTTGTCCTTGAACTTTTGGATAAACTCAATCAGAGTATCAAAGTCATTCATGTCAGGATTGAACTTGATATTGAACTGTTGAACTTTTGAGTTCAATTTAAAGTAATTCTTGAACGGAATAGCTATATCCAAAATTGAACCTCCTTTCCTAGGCAATTATGATTCTATCAATCTTTTGTTTAATCCAATCCGGTAGGCCAGAATAGGAGACATTGTGCCTGCCGAGGAGATTGTAAACATCCTGTACGGTAAACATATAGCCTTCCCTGCTTGCGCTAGCCATCTTGTCGATATCAGACACAAGCTCCTCTTCAATCATTCCAAGAGCAAGGGGATTACCAACCTCAAAAGGATTAAACTCAAACATTTTAGTATTTTCCCGTCTCTACGAGGGTGTAATAACGGTCTTCGGCCGCATTAAGCTTCTGCCAATTGTCATAAGCCTCAAAAACAATCTGACGCAGGTCAGGATACTTATCGGGCGGAAGCTCGTTCGGCTTGATGCCACTCTCAAATGCCTTAACTAGACCTCCCCTTTTGTCACATTCATTGATAAACCCAGCAGCGGTCATAACATCAGAAAAGTCCATAACTCTCCCTTCATCTTCTCTATTGGACACCATATATTATACCCTTTGCGGCCAATAGAGTCAAGAAAAAAGCCGCATAGACACAAAGTCTACACGGCTTCTTACAGAAAGGAAGAGACTAGAAAGATAGTTTATCCAAGAGGAATGGAATTGATATAGTCAATAATGCTGACACCGCTCTCCATAAGGCTGATAAACTTAAAAACCTTGTCAGAGAATCCAGTAAGCAGAGTCAGGTCTCCTCGCATAGGATTGGCAATCTGAGTCCGATAATTGCCCATATCTATAGAGTAAATCTTCGTGCGGCCATAGTCCTTGAAATACTCTTTCATGGCATCCTGCGCGGCCATAGAATTACTATAATACCTATTGTCACTCATTACCTGCATATCAGAGAACAGGAATATGCGGTCATAATGCTTTTTGAGCATTAAGAAGACTGGGACGATATTCGTACCATATCCGCATCCAGAATTATACTGCATCTCCCGTATAATATCAAACACGTTGCTGAGCCTATTGTATTTGCAGAACTTAGCCTCAGTTCCGAACTTGATAAAATCAGAACCGGGATTGGCAAGATAAATAGCTGCCGCATAACAGGCACAGACCTCTTTGATGGTCATATTGCTATTTCCAGATACCCTATCTTCCATTGAACCAGAAACATCAAGCACTACAAGAGAGCGACCATCCAGTCCCGGAATGTTGTCTACTGATGTGCGGAATGCCTTATTAAGGGCAAAGACCGTATTAACCTCTCGTACCTTGAGGTTCTTATAAGCAGTATAAATCTGATAGGGGAATACGAGAGACTTATGAATCTTGTCTTGATTAGTGAGCTGCGGAACAAGATAACGCTCTATCCAATCCTCACTGACGTTCGCCGCAAAAATGTTGTTGAGATTGCGGATAAGGGCAAGATAGCCAAGCTTGCCGCCCTCAACAAGCTCGCGCCAGTTCTGAGACTTTTCCTCTTCACTCTTGGAAGCGGAAATCTTCTGTTCCCAAGTGCCAGCGTGCTCTAGCTGCCCATTATAGAACTTATCAACAACCACACTCTTGGGATGGCAAACGTTGATAAGGTCGATCATGGACCAATCCTTGTTGCGCATGGCATACTTGTCCATTGTATAGGCGTTGAGAGAGGAAAGATAGTCAGCCGCACCACGGACAAGTGCATGAGACCGCTTCTCTCCAAGAGCATCGAGAATGGCAAAAATCTCAGAAACGTCATCTGGACGCTTCATATATTTGGCATAAAAATCACGCTTGCCATCGAAATTCTGTGAATTAAGCATGGCAGCAGTGAGTTGACTGATGCTACGCATCCCTAGAGTATTCCTAGCAAAGTATGACGCACGAGCAACAAAACTAGGGCCATACTTGGCGAGCATCTGCTTTGTCAGAGCGATGTAACGCTCCATCTGCTCGCTGCCAGTCTCATAGAAACGATTCTCAAGCATATTAGAGAAGAGATTGTTAAGCCAATCCTGCTCCAGAGATTTCTCAAAACCCAAACCGCCTTCGTATGTAACGGCATTGGGCTTGGCAGGCTTGCGGGTCTGATTAAACTTAGACATGAAAGCTCCAATCACTCTTGGTCGAGGTAAAGTACAGGAGGAAAAAACGAGGTCGGAAGGGATATAGTAAATATTATCTTTTCATTTTTGAAGTATCCGAACCTCTAATCACTCCCACAAAACATAAGCGAGGTAACACCGCGAAGAGTAATATCGTGCTCTACCATTGAGCTAACCATGCAATAATCTCATGGCATAGGATTCGAACCTATAACATCGCCATTACAAATTGGAAGTAACTCTTCGACTCAAACACTCGCTGACTCTATATTACCAGTACCTATCCTCGTTGTCAAGGAAAATGTCGGCATCACCATCAACCCTATCAAAAGAGTAAATGGAAACGGTATCGGTCCCGACAACCTCGTAAATCGTGACAGAGCCGCCGCCAAAGTAAGCAACGACGGAGGTAATCTTGTCCCTCTCCTCATCGAGCTTTACTTCGTCGCTTATATTATCTACCCAAAAATGGCTTCCGCTAATCGTAACTCCAAGGACAAAATACTTCATATCTCTCTCCTCGCTATACGTCAAAGCTAGAATAGTCGATTACCCTAATCCTACCATCCTTGAACGCCACATTACCATTATGACAGTCTCGAACGTTGTTGTCAACGAGAAAATCTAGGAACTTGTCAGTAGTCTCCTTTCCCCAAGAGTCATAGAACATGCCTATGGTACTATCCTCCATATCATTAAGACAATCAAGGAAATCGCTACTACTGCTCTTACGCTTACTCCTGATATAGTCAAGTCCATCACGAGAGGAGCAATGTGCCCAATTATCCTCGCAAAGAGCTGCGTCACTCTTCTCCGAGACATAGATAGGAAATCCACCAAAGCTACAAAGGTACCTAGTGCCGCAAAAGAGCTTTTCAACCCCTTGGTCGCAAGCCTTCTTGTAAATTGCCTCTTCTACACGACAATAGTCCCATCCCTCATACTCACTGTCAGACTCTTCTATGAGAGCATGTTTGAACCAAGCTGGTTCATCATCATCAATTCCATCCTCCCTCCCCAGAAAGGGAAGCTTGATGACATAATCATCGAGATAAGAGAGAAAGAGCACGGCTTTGGAACAGCCGCATCTAACGTCAGAAACCTCTGGAATATCCAACAAAGAGTACTCGTCAATAGGCTCCCCATCGTAGTCAGTCCACATGAACTCGAATGGGTCATACTTAAAGCGGAATTTGTCCTTAACGAGCCTTCTCAGCTCAACCAAGTCAGACTCACTAATCACTTTTCTCCCTTTCATCCATATATAATATTATACTACTTTTCTATCCAAAAGGGTAGAATAAAAACATAATGTTCATTTTGCGGCGAAAGGAGGGACGTGTATATAACCCTAAGATGCGCAAAATGCGACAATCCAGACTGCCGCCTAGGAAGATACGTAATCCCCGAAGACAGTCTGGAAGGATGCACTCGCAAAGTTACAGACGAGCAAGCCGCACAGCTACAGCACTATACGGAAGAAGTGCTGCCATTTGTAAATATGTATAAAAACTTCTCTGCCGCTCAAGAAAAGCTAGAGGAAATATACCAATTCCTGTTGACTATCTATTCCTGTCCTGTTGGAAAGCTGCTAGATGCTAAAGGAAAAGTTATACTTGCCCCCAATATCTGCGATAGTCGATTGCATAGGGAATCCAAGTAAGGCAATTCCCATCATCGTCATATACACGAACGATTGTCCAGCCATTGTGTATATAAGAATGAAGCTGAACGCTAATCTGATATACATGGTTATGGACAAGAAGCATGGGTGGATAGTTGCTTACCTTGTCATAGTATTCGGTTTTGCCCAGATAACGGGCATACATCTTCGTGCGGCCAAAGAAGATACTGGCAAGACCTCCACCAAGCATCAGTCCCGTGGCCGCAAAAGGATTAATAACCGCGACACTTCCCATATCCATTAATATACCTCCACACTGCTATAGTCATCCTCAAAAACAACCTCAAGACGGTCATCATCGACGCTACGAATGAACATCATATCCTCATAGAGCGAATCAACAATCCAAACCTTGTTCAAGTAGCGAACATACGAACCAATTTTGAACTTTTCCATGCTCTCTTCCCTTTCTCTTTGGTAATACCATTATAGCACAGAAAAGAGAAAAAGCCCAGCAGAAAACAGTCTGCTGAGCCTTTTTGCTAAAAACGTCTCTCTAGAATTGTCTGCTATCGGTGAATATCAACAATAGTCATTCGATACTTCTTGGGGTTCACAGGACGAATAAATTTCTGAATGAACTCTTGCGCCCATTTGATTCTGTCACAGATATTACAATCCCAAGCGTCATACGGCCACATCTGATGCCATTCCCCCTTATAATCAATCACATATGAAAAATAGAACAGGGCAGCAGTTGCAGCGTAATTCTCCTTGGAAATATAGTCTCTAAGCAGAGTCTCTTTAGTCTCAAAGAATCCAATCATCTCGCCATTCATAGCCTTGTCCCACCTCTCTAGAGCGGTGTTCCAAGCATCCATATCGAGAGACATATCAATGTCGTTTAGCAGGGCACTATCTACCCTATTGGCGATATCATCCTCGTCAAGGTATCTAGACATTTCCCCGTACATATCAGGAGTAGGTTTGACACCATCCTTTAGTCTCAGAGAACAAGCCCATCTGCCGCCAATCTGATACCAGTCCCATTTGCTGTTAGGATTCTCCCAATACTCCTCACCATCCTCGACATACTTCTGAACCTCAAGATTCTCGTCAAATGGTTGCAGATACTCTGCAACATCTGTTCCATCAGGATGGATTACGCAAAGACAATAGTGCATATTACCTCCTAAAGGCCAAGGAACTCACGCACACGAGCGTTGGAAAGACCATTGAGCTTGGCAAAGTTAATGGTCGGATTATGATACTTCTTGATTACAGTCGGGAGAGAATCGGCAATGAACTCGTGCCAGACAGTAGAGACAAGACGCCCGATGTGCTTGTTGTCAGAAACCCAAGTATCCTCTCCAAGAGCAAGCATAATCTTGTTCTGCTCCTTGCCAATCTCAGCGTCAGTGATATAGAACTTGGCAATCTCGCTCTCAAGGTCATCGGGATTCATTTGTGCCCGCTTCTTTGGACTTTTCTTGGAGTCAAGATACTCAGAGCGAACAATCTTGCAGAACTGCGGATGACCGTAATCATCACAGAAGTCAAAGTTGTAAAGGACAATCCCCTCTCCAAGAGTGTCAGGAGGAAGGTCATAGCCAGTCTTGTCGAGAAGGGCATCTACCTCCTCCTCTGTTGGGTTGTCAAGAACAGCGATTGGCCGCATAAGCTTGTCATAGGTGCCGTCAAGCATCGGCACCCACTCGTCATGAGTGAGATAATGTCCAGCAGCTACATCAAACACAGCAAAGACATAAAAGCCGCCGTTCAGATAAGCCTTTATGGTGCCAGCAAGCTTACGGCCATCGACACCAGCAAGCCACTCACCAAAGACGATAAGATTTGGATTATCAAGAACGAACTGCTTCAGTGCGGCAATCTGAGCATCATCACCGAACTCGCAGTAAGTAGCGAACCCGGCGTTGTCGTTCGTGGGAGTTACCTCTCGCGTTCTAGAGCCATAATGAACCTTCCCATCATCACCGCAATACATAACAGCAGAAGTCCCATCCATCTTGACAGAGACATAAATCTTCCCGTTAAGATAGCCCTCGACCTCCGGGCGGTTAAGCCTAAGTACATGAACAAAACTCTTATACTGTGCCATGATTTGACTCCTCTAATCCTATTTCACATCAAGCTTTGTGCCTTGACACATCATTCGTTCAATTTATTGCACTTGTTTCTCCATTTGAACATTTCTATTATACCATAGAGCAGTCCAATAGTCAACTAATAATCAATGTCACCGCCACAGCAATATTCATCAACATCGCCCTCAGCATCGCGCGCCATGTCATCGTAGTAGTCCTGCTCCCTGAAGGCATCAACATAGGTGGCAAGGAAATACTCAGACCTGTGACCAATCCAACCGAACTCCACTTTAATACCGATAGCGGCATAAGCATCAATCGCCGCATTCAGCTTAACCTGAGCATCGCGCCACATCCACTCAAGAGTGTCAGAATGCTCGTCATCAGACTTCAAAGCCCTAAAGAGTTTCTTTGTATAGTCATCAAGAGCATTGATGTGGTCAAGGACGGCCTTCTGCTGCTCGGGCGTAAGCCAATCGTAGTTCTGCGGATACTCGGTTTCGTCAATGGACATAAACATAAGCCTCTTCCTCTCTCTTGGTGTAATACCATTATAACACAAGCTTTACGAGCTGTCCAATCGAATCTAAGGCCCTAAAACAGACTGTCCGATAAATTATCCTTATCTATCATAATAGGCCCTAGAATCGCCGCAGACAAACTCATTTTCTTGTGCTATAATATACTTGTCAGCAAGGGAGAAAGGAACCCAGCATGAACTACAACGACTATTACGAGCAGGTCAAGAACGACGCCATCGAGGCAATCGACGAGCAGTTTGACAATGGCTATTGGGACGAGGATACTGAGTGGGATGTTGTCTATGACAACCTGTTTGTAGACGATAGCGTTACCGGTAATGGCAGCGGCTCCTATACTTTCAATGCCTTTAAGGCTCGTGAGAACGTCTCCGAAGCCATCTTTGATGACCGCATTGTCCGTGCTCTTGATAATATCGGCTGTGACGCCGAGCAGATAACTGATTATGTCCGTAACAATGACCCAGAAAGCATTGACGTTTGCATTCGTTGCGCCATGCTCGATGAGGTCTATGATGAGATTGAGCGTCATTTCTCCGACCGGCAGTCACAGCTTTAATAAAGAATAGATACATATTAAAAAAGGAGTCACTTGCGTGGCTCCTTTTTTTATTGGTATTAAATATCAATACAATAGGCTCTCGCCGCACATGACTTCTTATCCATACACCGTTCGCAAACAGGTGCGCCGTTATTGATAATCATTTTAACTCCTTAATCCCAAAAGTAAACCGGTTCTACAGAATCAACCTTAAAGTATTGCCACGAACCAACCCGCTGCAAAGCTTGCATAACATCGTCAATACCATCGACGGTATATGTTGTCTTGATATACTCTTCCGTACCGTCGTGGCTGACAATGCGCCAGCCCTTAATGATATAGAATTTGACCTTGCCCATGATACACCTACTCACAATCTGTTAAGCGAAATTAGAGACTTTGCCTGTATCGTACTTTTCGACAATACTATCCCAAACGTCCGGGTCAACATCGTCAATTGAATCAATTGTGCAGTCGTTATCATATGCCATTTTGCGCAAAGCTGCCACGATACCCGGCTCATCGAAAGTGTTGAACCACGCACACTCACAATAGTCGTGTACCTCTGCCTTTACTCTCTGGTAGTTGAAGCGTGCCATTTGTAGCTCCTTGTGTTTAAGCTAATTATCCCAAGAGATTACGATAACGATTATTGCGCCGATTATCCAGCCGATTACTAAACATTGTGATATGTCCCCGTAACAGCCTCCAAGTCACTCAGAACACATAGCTAGGCTTGTAGTGAATCTCAAAGAAAGGTTTGCCCTTGCACGTGCGGAGGTGCGGAACCTCGCTCGCATTGCCATTCCTGAAGTCGTTGAAGTCGTACCTGGGCACCACCTCTCGCGGGGTCATGGCGATCGCGCATCCCCCAATCTTCTCGCTGTGAGCGTCGTTGATTCTCTCTACCATCTCGTCGCGCTCCTCACGTGTCTCGAATGCCATGAGGGTGTCACTGTCTGAGAATGTATGGATTCCGTAAGGGCAAAACTCTGCGTAGAACATTATGGTTCCTTTCCTTCTCG